AACAGTTTCGGTTTTGCAAGGAACACAACAAGACATAAGTTCTCCTTACTTTTGTTTAATTTGACGTACAACTAATCCAACTAAACCTAAACCAGTAATAAACCAATGTTTCCACTGTTCAGGTAGTAAATCAGCTACCGCTTGCACATTCGCATCAAGGATAGGGGTAACAACAACACCTGCTAATACCCAGTTAGACCAAGAACGAATTGCATCTTTAAATTTAAAAAATTGCATAATTACCTTCTAATAATTTCACAAAATATTCGTAACGTTTCTTCCAGTTAGATTGTTTATAAGATAGTTGCTGTCCATCAAATTCTTTAGAGGTATTCTCTTTAATTCTTTGAACCAGTCTATCCTTATCTACTAAGAAGTTCATATCAGGTTTTTCACCATACACAGGGAATGAATAATTGGTCCATTCCCATGCTAAAGGATTACTTACTGTAAGAGCATTTCTTACGTTGTTATAACCCCAAAAATGTATATTAAGCTTACCTTCTTTGATACTTTCAAATAAGTCAGCATCACTATGAACTATCGCTACAAAATCCCAATCTGAGTTTTCTGTCTCAGTATTCCAATACCTAGAACCAACAAGTCCTACATACACTACATTATATGACTTTAAATAGTCTTTTAATTCATTAAGAATTGTTAGATTTATTTGGGTCATTTGAAGTATGGTCCCTAGAGTCTGAATTATTACGTTCATGCTCAGTACGTTGTCCTAAATTTTCTACACATACTTGAGCACCATTTACATACCATCGTTTAAAAGTAGTAATTTTACGTGTAGTACCGTGAGACCAGTTATATGTTTTCACTGCTTCATATGTATCTGAAGTAATGTTTTTAGTGTTTCGCATTTCACCAGTTTCAATACCATTAACCTTTTTAACTTCATAAGTTACTTCTGCACATGGAATATCATAGCGTTTAGTAACCCATTCAATTCTATCAGGTTCACGTGCAGGTGTTGGTGCTACTGGAGCAGGTGGTGGAGGTGGAGGTGGTACTACTTTTTTCTTAGTACCTTTAAACACTCCCACTAAGTAACTACATCCACAATTTACATTGCATTGCATATATCCCCCTATGCAGGAACAGTATCACCAAAGATACGTACTACACCACCAAGTTCGTATAACACTGTAACTGCAGCATCTTGACCGCCAAGAACCAAACTACCATTACGAGGTTTAACAAATACTCTATTACCGCCATTAGCAAGAGTAACTGAACCAGTACCTGCTTGAATAATGGTGAACATTCTACCTACAGGAATGTTGTTAGGGAATGTAATCGTAATAGGCGAAGTATTTGTAGTAATGATAGTGTTATCAGTATCTACAACGGTATAGTTTGTATCCACATTTTTACATGGGATTTTACAAGTTTCATTGTTCTTGGCTTCTAAAGCTTGTACTTTAGCTTTTAACGCATTGATTTCAGAATCTTGAGCAGTATTTGATGCACCTAATGCATTAATTTGCTCTTGCATTTTCTTAATCATTTCGTTAGTAACAGCACCGGCATTATCAATTTTTTGCCATTTATACCATGCATTAGGGTTTTTCAATGTACCATCTGGATTAACACCAGAATCATTAGAAATTACCCACATTGCTTCGCCTTCAGCTACCCAAATATTAAGTTCATTACCAGAAGCAATGTAATAACCGTTGAAATCATACTGTTGATTAGCTGCATAACTTTCCCATGTATTTGCCATCGGTAATTCATGCTCAGTACCTGTAACATTTGTAGGCAATCCCAATGAACCAGTACGATTAATAGTATCTACATGACCCGTAAATGTATGGAAACCTAGTTTGTATTTAACATCACTAAGTGAAGTATTACCTAAGTTTTGTGGAGCTACTGCATTTAATGCAAGTTTACCAGTAGCATCTACTACAAAATCTTCGGTTAAGTTTAAACCTAATGGAGATTCTTTTTTACCATTACCAGTAATAGGACCTTTAACATGTACACGTGCACCATTAGCTTCTAACTCACTAAGTTTAGAGTCGGTATAACCATTTGCTGCAGCGAGTTGGTCACGGGTATAGCGTGGGTCAATTTCTACTTTACCTGAAGTAGGATTTACTCGAAGAGTTTCACCATCTACTAAATCTGCTGGTTTAACAGAAATATTACCATTACGGTCTACTTGTAAACCTGAACCATCTTTTACTAAATCAGCAAGGTCTACTTCCCATTTACCAGATTGTGCATTAAAGATAAAACCTTTTTGTTGGTCTAAATCTTTTTCTGCAACAAATTTAGGTAATGCAATTTTAGAACCATCAGCATTAGTGATAGATAATGAACCATCATCGTTTTGTTTAATATGACCAAACTTAGTCATAGGGATAGTAACTTTAGAACCGTCAGATAAATCTAAACGAAGCTCTAATGCACCAGTTTCTGCGTTAGGTACTACAGAGAAACCTTCTACACCTTTAAGGTCATTGATAGCTTTTTCTAATGCTTTATCTTTAGCTTCTAATTCTTTGATTTTTGCATCATATTCACATGAAGTAATGAACTTACACCAGCCAGCTTCTTTAGAAGGATATACCGGATTTTCACATTCAGTTTTACAACCACATGGGTCACATGGGTCAGCTACTTTTTCATGAGTAGATGCTTTAACATCTTTAGTAGCAATCCATACATTACCTTCATGTTGAACTACTGCACCTGTTTCATAATTTTCATAAGTACTGAATTCTGGAATACCTTTCTGGAATAGATATTTCAATAAAGCACCTTGATAGAAGAAAACAGTGTTTAAGTCTTTTAACTGTAAATCACCTTCAAGTGATTCTAAACCGTATTCAAAGTTTTTATTCGCAATATTAGCATAGTCTTCTTTGGCTACTACTACATTAGTACCAAATTTAACAGGCAAATAATCGCCTTGCATTGCGTTCACTCCAAACACTTTAACAGTATTAGGTCTATTGATTTGCATATTTAATCACCTGTTTATGAGTACTTGAAATACTTGATGGACGTTGGTTTGTAGCTTTTACGATTAAACGAGTAGAGAGAGTCTTCGGAACAGTCTCTGCTACAGCTTCGGATACTACAACCATTTTGGCATCCACATCTTTGTGTTGTTCTGCACGGTGTGCAACAATCACGAGTGGGCTGGCAACTGAGGACGTATACGACTTTTCTGATACGGTTGCACCCACAACTTCTTTGTGTTGGTCTACAGCACATCTTGAAACTCCAAGAGGATTTAACGTGTTGCTATTATCTACAACTACTGGATAACTTAATAAGTTAGCAGCAGAAGAAACATCATTAATGAAATTACCAACAGTTCCTTTCATACCTAGATGGAATCCACTCGCACTAAACTCTGGGAAACGATATTGTTTTAACGCTTCTGTCCATGCCTGTCTTACAGGACCAATAGGTAAGCGTTCTACCATTCTTGATAAAGCTTGATGCAATTCTGGATAACCGGCTAAAGAACTATATCTATTCCATTCTACCCATTCATCAGGAATGTCTTCAGTAGAAAGAATATGAACCAATGAACCAATAGGTAATTCTTTATTAGTGTTAGAGCTTGTACCAAATCTATTTGAACCAAGAACTCTAAATAGCTCTGGATAGATTACTCGGTTAAACTCAGCACCTTCTACATAGTCCATATACCCATCTAGTTGAGCATTTACTGGAACAGTAAGAATTGTACCTACAGGATTGGTATCTTTAGGTTTACCATTCGGATAATCATTATGATGTGATGCATTTGATTCAATGACAAATCTTCCCCAATGAGAAGTTTGTGAAACGTGTTTAACGTTTTCATCAGTAAGAGATACATACAATGCACCTTCATACGTCACAATAGAACCTTTAGAATAAGCAACATTTAATGAAAATTCTGGTACACCTCGATGGAACAAATAACTCATATTACTTGTTACAAAGTTTAATGCACCGTTAAATAATTCAGGGGTAACTTCTTTTGTTCCTGTCTCATATGCTACAGTGTCCGACAATGCAAATGCATTCTGAGACTCAGAAGGAAGATACTCACCTTTTACGTTAGTGCGTTTACCTAGTTTTGCAAACTTAGCAAAAATAGGAAATTCACCTAAAATACGTTTTAACATTAGGCAGCTCCTTCTTTAAGCAAACGTTCTTGGTTATCTTTCATAACATTAAGAACATTATTCTTAGGAAGTTTATAATTCAAACGTTGTCTATTAACGTCTTCGTTATTACCCCATTTTTCAGATTCTTTAATCTGTTTTAGTGCCTTAGCACTAGCTTCTTCTGAACCAAGAAATAAAGCATCAGTTACTGCATCACTTGCTTTGAGATGTTCTAAAAGTAACTTATTAGCATCTTGTACTTCTAATGCATCTTTTAGTACTCTCATACCATGAGTAAATGCAGCATGCTGTTTACGCATACTTTCGCTATATTCAACCAAGTCATTTTTATATTTCGTGTAATCTTCACAAAGATTTGCTTTGTATTCTTCCATAAGACGGGTTAAACCACATTCATATTGAATATACATATCTTCGAGTAGCTTAACATTACAGTTAATTGTCGCCATTGCTTCTTTAAAAGAAACTTCATGACGATTAATTTTTTCTTGGATGTCGTCAAGCTGACACACAAAATGTTCAATACGAGGTGCTAGTTCTGAGATTACCGGCAAGTTTTTTTGAATAGATACGATAGCATTTAAAGCATCAGATACTCTTACAATATCACCAAGATATTGGTTAAGACCATCAAGCTTATACATCTCTCTACCTACTGTATCGACAGTATGAAGATTTTCTGCAATATGCTTTAAAGTGCCTAAATGAAAATACACTTGCTGAACCATAGAAAAAGCATCAGGTGTGAACTGATGTGAAACTAATTGGTTGGGTTCATTAAGATTGTGCATAGGCGGATGTCTATGAAACATTATAACCACCCTCTTAACATAGGTCTGATATTAGTACCTACTGTTGTTACAGTACCAATACCTTGTAATTTAAGCTCTTCTGTAAGTGTTTTAAACTTAGCAAATAGAGCATTGCTTTCCTGTAAATGCTCACCACCCATATTCTGCAACACCAAACATGCAACATAAGTTTGTAGAGCAGTCCTGTATGAAGATGGAATGGATATAGGATACTCACTACTCATTGGTTCTGTTAGTGGAATTTCTGGATGTTTTGCCTGATACTTAATCACTAAGTAATTTTCTGGAGTTCTCCCATTGACTTGAACACAGTTGTATTCTGGAGTGTGGATACTGAATGAACCATAATCATCATTGATAGCGTATTCTCTACCTTGTGTAGAATGTACTGACAAAATATGAAGGACATCATTCTGGAATGGTTTCTCAACAGTATCCATAATGTAACCGCCATTTCTAATCGAATAGTAGTCATCAAGGTAATACCGAGTAGTCCCATCCCTTAACTGAATTATCACTTCATTTTGCTTTAGAGGAAAATTGGAATAGAAGTATTCAAGCCCTTGATTTAAAGCTTGAATAACTTGCGGCACTCTATCGGGGTTTAATTCCCAAGCACCGATTGGAACAAGAGGTGAACTTTGTAATTCACCTAATGCAATAGATTGTAAGAAATCTTTTAACTTCACCATAAAACTTATACCAAATAATCATTTAATCTATAATTACTATCCGTATTGGTTTCATTGAAGAATGGGTCGATATCGTCCATTTCTTGTGAAGTCCCTTTACCGAGATTAGCTTGTTGTTCGGAAGGATAAACTATTACCATTTGGTCAAGCTGCGATACCATATCTATCGCATCATCATGTACTGCTTTAATACCATCAATAGTAACAGTAGAAAGCTCTTCGAGCAGTTCTTGTATTAAAATACTATCTTTTAAATCTTCTGGCAAGAAAAATTTACCTTGTTTAAATACAGGTTCAGTTAGTCTAAATCTATCCATCTTATTGGTTCTAACTGCAATACCTTCTTTTGTACTCTCTCTTCCTTTAGCGATTGTAAACCAAACGTTACGTCTCAACATCTCATCTTTAATCAAAGGAACGAAACCACCTTGCTGACCGGTAACCTCAATACCTACTGACATTGGATTATACTTTGTTACAAACTCGAATATCTTATTGAACGTTTCATTCATTAAGAATCTTCCTAATGCACCATCTACCAAATATCTATTTTGTTTGTGGTCTACTGCCCATACACCAATTACAGTATAGTCTGCTTTTCGGTTCGTAGAAGTAGCAAAGTCAGTAGTAACATACCAGTTGTATCTTCGTTTATTTTCAAGTATCTCTTTTCTTTTGAACCAAGAAACATCACTATCTAGAATTACCCTATCTTCTTCACTTGTGATTCTCAACATCAATTCTTGGTTGAATGCTTTTACTTTACCAAGTTTAACTGCATCCTCGTAACGTGCCTTAATAAACTCATAACTAAAACGTTCTTCCCAAGCACCATCAAAGTCTTTCTTTTCGCATGGAAATTGTGCACATACCGGATATACATTAGATTCCCATGCACCTGATTCAATAGCTTCAATTACTGGGTCAGCTTTATTAAATGGTGTACCGTTAAGAATAATTTTATTACGCATTGGATTAAGAGCATTATCTACGTCTTTATAAATTGTATCTTTAATTTTATCTAGCTGTAGTTTACTATTAGCAATCTCATTTGAAATTAAGTCATCAAGAATCGCTAATACAGGACGGTCACCATTACGTTTAAAACCACGAACACCAGACGCAGCACCGAATATTCTAATGTAAGTCTCTTTACCCTCTCTATTCTTAAATATTAAATTATCATCTGTAAACTTAGCTTCTGGAATATATTCTTGAAGAAATGCACTATGCTCATAACGAGCTTGTACGTTCATTCTAAAAGACTTACCCCCATTATCCATACTATCTGATACATACATAATCACATTACATAAACCAAGACTAGGAAGTGTGTTAAAGATTGCTAGATATAAAACCAAATATTCAGCAAAAACAGAAGTCTTTGCTCCACCACGAAAAACAAGGTTAGCAATTCTACTCTTTTTACTAACAAAACTGTCTGCCATTTTATAATGCATAGCTGGGGAAGCTTGTATATCTTCTTTACCGGCATTAACCATTTTAATAAAATTCATGTATCTTAATGAAAACTCACTAGGCACATACTCACTAGCCATAGCTTTATAGTCTACTTCAGCAAGATAATCTTCTACTTTCTTACTCATCTTTTTCTACCTCAATAATAACAGCTTCGCTGATATCTTTAAGTGTTGTTCTGCCTTGGCTTAATAGTTCTTTATGCCCTTTACTCAAGTTATTCAAAGCTTCAGATAACTGATTAATAATTCCACTATCATTTGTATTAATACTCAATTCTGCTTGTTTAATCTCTGGTTGTTTCAAATGGGTCATTAAACTATTTGCAGCATCACTTCTCACTTTAGGACTCACTTTATTATCAGTCATAATCGCTACTTGAGTCTTTACAGCCATATGAAAATAGTCTTGGTACATAATATGTGTAGGGACCATGAGCTTAGCCATAATCTCTACTACTACTTTATTCTTCGCATAACTATTCGCATATACATACAAGTTAGCATTAGAAATCCCTTCTCTAGCCATCCTTTCTATACGCTCAGGAAAGGTCAAGCTATACGCCCTAGTATCAGTATACCCAGCCATCTTATAAGAACAGAACTTCACAGCTTTCACATAATCAGCAAACTTAATCCGTTCCCCTTCCTTAATAACATCAATAACCCCTACTAGATTATCCCTATAATGCTCCCTCATAACAGAGTCCATACCTACAATAGACTCATTCATCATCTTCACACATTCTTCCAGAGTCTCTCTATTCACCTTTCTAGGATAAATCTTCTGTAAACCTTCTACAGATAATAACTCTGGTTCTGGTTCTTCCAATATAGATAAACTCACTTTCTTATCAAAGTCTACATCTACTTCTTTAGGAAAGTCCCCTCTAGCTAATGCTCTATCAGCCTTTTGTTGTTCTTTATCTACAAGAGATACATCTTGTTTCTTAAAATTAAATTTAGCCATATTAACCCCTTATACCAATATTATGAATCCAGAGCATAATACATGAACCAAACAAATTCAACAATAACAAACACTACTACTTACACCATACGTCCCCTAATGGGGACGGAAAGAAAAGAAACTAATCTCCTATATACATATTTCTTTCTTGTCCCCAATCTCCAAGTATATAAATAAAAAAACCCCTCTTCCAAAACGGAGAGGGGGTATACTAAGGAAATTCATTTGAAAATCAACTGCCAAAAGGCATATATAACTATACTAAATTGAACCAAAGAAAACAATAAATATATATATATATGGTTCAATTTTATTTTTTTAGGGATAGGGAAATTTATATTATATAGAAGTAAGTTTAGAACACCTATATAGCCCAGCATCCCTCTTTGCTGGTATCCCCCCCCCTATGTAAACTGTAAACTTCTTACACTTACGCTACTCGCTGTGCTCGTAGCTTTTATCTCTGGCAATTCTGCCATTTTAACTTAGTATACTATAGGAGATTTATTATGTTTGGTCTTAACAACGCTATTCGTTCTATTGCTACTGGTACCGCTAGTTCAGTAGACTCTGCTGCTCGTTCTATCGTTGGTACATTCGCTCTAGCTGAGAAAGCTATTGAGCGTAGATTAGACGCAGATGTACAAAATGCTAAAACAACAGCATTAAGACTTGAGGCTATTAAAGACCTCAAGGAAACAGCGAAATCAGTAGGTCATACTGACCTATCTACAGCTATTAAAGAGAGTGAAGATATCTTTGCTCTTATCCGTAAATAAGAATAAATAAGGGACTATAAAAGTCCCTAAAACAATAAATTTTCCCTCTTTGCTGGTATCAAATAAACACTATACATACACTAAATAAACACTATATAGACATACAAATAAATAACTCTATTATGAATAAAATGTGAATAATTATGCAGTAATTATGAATACAACATACATAAATAACATAAAAATAAATAATACTAATACATAATAGATTACACTACATAGAAAGACATAAGAGAAGAATAGAATTGGGGATAGATTAGAGAGGATTTATAGTACACTTTTGCGGTGTTTATTTGCATGATGAAAGCAAGCTTTCAAGCAATGCAAATTGCACTTGCAAAAGTAGCATATAAAATAGCAAAAGTCAAACACCACAATAATTATAATAATTTCAAATAGTTATAACTATTGTATATAAATGGGGCTTGATAAAAATTACTGTAAAACTATACAAATTGTATAACTAACTACCATTTACTATACATTAATACACTATATGGTCCTATTTTATATAAACACCTAATATCTATCTAAGTACATAACACTCACTTCGTTCGTGTATTTATCTATGGACTAATAACAATTTTATGGAGGTATTTATGTCCTATACTATCGTATTTGCAAATGGTAATACTATCGTGTCAGACCACGATAATCTGTCTGATACAGTTGCTCAAGCCCAATCCCTTGAAACCGTAAATGGTTTCAAATGGGACATTTACCAAGAGGGGTATGAAGACCCTGTTTATGCATGGGTATGCATCCCTAAATATCCAGCATAACCATAACCTAGAGCCAGCAATGGCTCTTTTTATTAATACAAACAAATGGAGAAATAGATTATGTTTGATGTTCAACTTGTTATTGATTACAACCGTACATTTGGTACTCGCTTAGACCCAGAGGCACGTTATAGTAAATTTACTCTAGCTTCTATGCGTAGAAAGCTAGCAGAACGTGGGATATATGGATATACGTGGTCTTATTAGGACTCACTATGTTCGTCCCTTTATTTATGGGTTTAACCAAGAGCATCTCTCATCTGCGTACTCTCACATCTTATACGCATTCTAGAACGTTCGTTCTGTCCAAATATAGGTGCTCTTCATTAAGCTCAACTAACTAAACCTATACAAGTAAAGGAGGTATATATGTTAGTGTTCGGAACCGACAACAAAGGTTCAGAGTTCTCTGGTTCAGATTTAGAAATCCTAGCGATTTGTGGATTTGTAAACAGAGATTGGCGTAAAGAATGGTTAGAGACTGGTGAAGTGCAAGCTTCAGTGGACTATAACACTATTCTAGTATGCCTAGAACTCTCATATTAATCGAGTTTGACCCAACTCTGTAAATGGGTCATTGTTAGATTTTTATTTGGAGGTTGTTATGCAAGTAACAGTTGAATTTATTTCTATGGGAGAACTTGCAGTTCTTTCTATGGAAATGCCAAGAGAGATATTGAAGTATTCTGAATTACTACGTGCAGAAGACATTGCATCATATGTAGAAGATTATTTCGATGTACCAGTGGACCGTGTAGTTAGCTGGGCTGTTTAACAGTAGTGAGTAGGTGAGTTCTTTGAGCTCACTCTGCTCGCCTTTTTATTTGTGGATAGCCGATTGGCTTAGTTATAACAAACCGTTTGGAGGAATTATGGAATATCCATATGATTATGATTTTGATATTTACGATGTATTGGATGATATGGAGTAAATATGAAATATCTTATCGACAATGAAGGGTTAATCTTTAATAACCCAGCAGACGCAGTATTGTTTGCTATGAATAACAACCGTTCTGAAGTAAAGGTAACTCAAGAAGAAACCAATATGACAGAATGTAAGAATAAAGGCAGAAGTGTACAGATTAGTCAATCTGTATTGAGACTTCTTATGCGTTGGGAACAAGCTGATTGGCTTATAGTATCATCAACAATGAACCATGTAACGTTAGTTACTAAGGATTAACATGAATTATTTAATCAACAAAATTGGATTAGGACACACAATAGCATTTGTTATTGTAGCTATACTAACTACTATTGCAGTAGGTGCAAAAGCAGACGCTGTTAAACGTGTGAATTACGCTATTGACTACGAGCTAGGCGTAGCTCATCTATGTGACGGTACTGATACAGCTTATGAAGTACATGGCTGTAAATACGATTATTCGGAGTATATGAACAAATAGTTCTTTCTTCGAACAACCGGTTGAGCGTGGTATTTATACCGTATGGTTTCGCTTCGCTCAACCTTTTATTTGTGGCAATAGTGCCAATAACTTTTAAACAACTTAACAAAGAGGAAATTCCTATGTCATTATTCGATAAAGTAAACAACAAACCAGCAGTAGTAGCAAAATCAACTGAAGAACGCAAACCAAGTGAATTCTTCATCAACTTAGGCTTTAAAAAAGTCTATGGTGAGGGCGAAGACGCAGTTGAACGCTTTGTACAAATCCCATTGTTCATTACTGCTGATAACATCGCTCAAGGTATTGAACGTACCCGTAAGAATTGCTCAGCAAATTCACCTGAAGAATGGTTAGAGTTCATCCAAGACCAAATCACTTTAGGTGAAGATTTGGTAGCTCTATTCAGTGAAATTGGCGAAGGACAAAGCATCGTGAACAAAGACATTCCTGAAGACCATGAATTGTCTTACTTTGCTAACTTACAAGTACAGTTTGTGCATAAAGACATGCACAAAGCACCAGTTGTATCTAAACCAACTGACGTGAAAGCTCGCCGAGCAAGCTTCAAATAACCAATAACCCACTGGCAACAGTGGGTTTTATTTTTTGATATAAACATACTGGAGGATATATGTTAGGAAATGTTATTCGTAATGCAACAGGTGTTGTAGACGGTGTATTAGGATTAGTAAATACTGGTATCACTGCTACAGCATGTGGTTTAAATACTTTGAACCAAGAAATCAAAGAAATTGCCGAACCATTAACAGAGTCTCAGAAATTCTTACAACAGCCAAGTATGGCTATGGAATTCTTGAACCAGAACAAACCAACTCACTTTGGTAAAGTACAGCCTACTAAACAATATGAACGTACTATTGTGTACGAAGGTAAAGTAGCCATTAAAGACGGTGATGATATTTATTGCACTGAACTAGACGCTAGTCACTACAACTTAGTGATTGAGTGCATGCATCATGCAAAAAATGTGCTTACTTATCTTGCAACTTCTGAAAGTGGTATGGCAGATTACTTCCCATTAACAAATGGTAAAGTAACGCTTATTTTGTGGAATAATCTACAAGATGAACCATCAGAAAACATTGAGCAAATGGCTCTTGTTATGCTCAGAGCAATAGAAGAAGTAAACGCTTAATATAAGGGCAGAAATGCCCTTTTCTTTTGGAGAATAATATGGAAAACAACAGAGATGTATATGCAGAGCTATACGAAAAATTAACTAATGTTAAAGAAGATATCAATCTAATTGAGAAACAGAAATTCTTCGAAATTAAATACAACAAACGTCAGCGTAGACAGATATTACAAGACGCATTAGCACCTTGTTTACAACCACTTCTTGAAGTGGATAGTCCTGAACTAACTGAAGAAGAAAGAGCTGAATTTGAATATGTACTACATACAGCATTAGAAATTCTATGTATTCTCATAGAAAGACAAACAGTAACCATGAATGTACTCATTGAAATGGTTATTGAACGTGATGAACTTAACAAAGCGTTAGACATCGCTAAAGTAGTACAAATAGGCTATAACTATGGCTTATGGAATGTAACCAAAGACAGATATACTCGATTACATAATATCTGGGAACTAAACGATAAAGTAAAGCATACATTGGAACAATTTAGATTTGTTAATCCAATGATTGTTAAACCTTTACCGGTGAACCAGAAAGGAAATAATCGTGGTAGTGGTTATCTTACTATTGGTTCAGACAGTTTATTGTTAGGGGGACAATATCATACAAAAGATATTTGTACTGAAATCCTAGATAAACTAAACGATACAGCATATGAAATTAATACCGACTTAATGCGTACTTACCGCAATAGTTGGAAACATATGCATGCACCTAAAAAAGCAAATGGCATTGACCAAATGAAAGATGAAACTATGGACGAATACAACAAACGTATTCAAGCATTTGAAGACTATGAAAAGCTTGTATTCAAATCTGTAGCAGAAATCTACAATTCAGAAAATCAAATGTATCTCACCCATAAATACGACAAACGTGGACGAGTATATTGTGTTGGTTATCAGTTGTCATACCAATCTAATAGTTATGGTAAAGCTATTCTTAACTTTAAGAATAAACAAACCGTAACAGATGAAATCAACTTCTTTGAGGAATAAACTTATGCAACTATTCACTGGAAAACAATATCTTCAAATTGATATTGCTAATAACTCAGGCTTTGACAAATTAAACTATGATGAACGTATTAGCAAAACTTTGGAAATGTATCCAGAGGATAAAGTTAAATATGCTTCAAATGAAGAGTTAAAAGAATTAGTCAGAGTAAACCAAGCAGATGAACCAGAATTAACATTTGCTGGTTTAATGGCATATAGAGATGTATTAAACGGTATCCCAACAGGATACCGTGTAGCTCTAGATAGCTGTTGTTCAGGTAGCCAACTCATGTCAGCATTAACCAGATGTACTTCTGGTTTATATCTTACTGGCATGTATGGCAATAAACGTATGGACCTATATACTGAAGTATTTAAACTCTTCAAAGAAATTTTAGGCTCAGACGTAGAAATCAGTCGTGTACATATTAAGAAAGCAATCATGACCGGAAACTATGGTTCTATTGCTCAACCTACTCGTGTATTAGGTAAAGATAATATATGGGCATATGAAAAAGCTATGGAAGAACTATGCGAGGGTGCATGGGAACTAAGACAATTACTCTTAGATACATGGAATCCTAACGTAGATTCTCAAGACTGGATTATGCCAGACGGATTTCATGTAGTATGTCCTGTAATGGAAAAAGTTGAATATACTGTAGAAATCGGAGATGAAAAGTATCCATTCAATGTAAAAGAACAAAAGCCATCAGACTTTGGTTTATCTAATGTTGCTAATGTAGTTCACTCACTAGACAGTTATCTCGTTAGAGAAATGGTCAGAAGAGTGAAATACAACAAAGCTCATGTAGAATATGTATTATACTTATTGAACCAGTATAATGCAGACCATTCAGCAGACCTTAAGATTGCACCATTAGATACCCTTCCTACATTCGATTTACTCATGCACTATTTTGAAGAAACCAATATGCTTACTGTACGCATTATTGACGAAATTCAATCTATTGCAGACGTAGCTCGTTTAAGTACAGCACATAGAACAGCACTAAAAGAAGTATTGTCTAAAATGATACAATACGAACCATTCGATATTGCTATCATTCACGACTCGTTCAGTGCTCATCCTAATAATCTCAATTATGTCAGATATTGGTATAACCACATGGTAGCAAACGTAGTAGATAGTAATCTATTACAATGTATCCTAGACCAAATCTCACCAGAGAAAATCTATGTTAATGACGCTATCTATACCCGCAAAATGATTGCGAAAAAGGTACTAGACAGCGATTATGGTATTTGCTAAAAATCAGCGTCCCTAATGGGACGCTTTTTTTTAGGACTCATTATGGTATTCGGATATAAAAAACCTGTTCCAAAAGTCAGATACATTGGTATTAAACTTATTAGAACAAATGAAAACACAGACAGAGAAGTTCATGCTTATGAAATAGACGGAACTGCTTATGTCGGTGCAAGTGCAGACAAACTCGCTGCACTAGAAGAAATTCTGAAACTATTAGGATTAACTCATTATTCCCTAATAGATGAAGATAACAGCTAGAAATAGCATTAATTAACTATTAATAGGAAAATTAATCATGATTCTTACACAAGAACAAATTGCACGTTTAGAGCAATTAAAATCTAAACCAAATCTTACAACATCTGAAAAAGCAGAATTAGACTTTTTGTCATCTGCTGAACCAGAACAAAAAGAAGTTTCTAAATTCTATCAAATTATGCTTGATAAGAATGATGAAGTTAAACAAGCTATTAATGAAGGTAACTTCCAAGTAGTACGTGATATTGTGTGCCCTGCAGCATCAGATATTGCTCATTACTTTGGTTCACTTGCTAAACAAGAAGGGCTTAAATCAGGTATTCATCTTATGGAACAGATGACTGATATCAACATTGAAAACTTTGCTGAACAAGTCATTCCTACTGCTGAAGAAACACCAGTTCAACTTAAACTCTTTGGTAAATTAATCCAAAAAACTGATAGTACAGACATTGACGCTGTAAAATTCCGTGAATGGTACACAGATACAGAAATTCAAGTAGCAGAAAAGACTCTAACATTGTTAGATGATGTTCCACCATACTTTGCATCACCATTAATCCAAGTAACAACATTGTTATCATTAGATGACCTTATGCGTGAATTACGTGAAGCATTGCCTGAGTATATCCAAACAGTGTTACCTGAACGATATACTGTTGATGAATACCGGATTGCATTAGGAATCCTACATGGAGCTTCAAAACATTTGTTACGCTGGATGGTATCAATGTGGAATGGTATGTATAGCGGAAATTACACTAGATTCGGTACATATCAAGAATTATCTGAATTATCAGAAAAATTCCTAACAGACATTGGTACTGAAGTTAAAAACTTAAAACAAGCCAAACAAAAAGCTGAATCAGAAGTAATAGACATCATTAAAGCTATTATTGAAAAAGCTATTGAAGAATCTAAAGAATAGCTAGGCTATGCCACTTTGTTCCCTAATGGGAACAAAGAAAAAACAGGTGAAGGGTTGGTCCTTTGCCTGTTTTGTTTTATGGAGTTTTTATGAAAATTATTATACACGAGTTTGATGTAGATAATCGCCTTTATGCATCATTAGGATTAGATGCAAAGTTCTTTCCACAGTTAAAACGTACTATAAACAGAACAGAAGAATGGTTAAATGATTTAAGCATTTGGGGAATTGTACCAAGAGCAATCCGGTATAAATCTATTTTAAACTATGACTGTATTGTTTTAGTAGGAAGAATTAGAAACGATAGCAGTGAATTATTCGTATTAGATAAATGTGCGAATCCTTATATAGAAATAGCAAAATACGCAGAAATACCTTTCATATCTGTAATAAATAATAGTTACACAGAAAACATTAAAACAGACCTTCTCAGAGAATCTTATCATTATAAACAACCTATTATTGATGTAGCTTTTTTAGAAGATAAACTCAGAGAAATGGGTATGACTAAAAAGAGTAAAGTACTTTTGTTAAATACAAATCCACATATTCCTAACGGTAATCAGCAAGATATTTGTATTGCTACGTATAAAGTATTAAAGGAATTCAAATGAATGTAACAGCAGAATGTATTGATGAAGGTGTTGTGAAACAAGGTTATACTCTAATGTATAAAAAATTCTTTTCACAAGTACCTAAATTTATTCAATTCTTATATACATCTTTCCCTGAGTATTTAGGAACAGTAACTGATAGAGCTATCATTACTGATTATTCTGACCTGATGAACTATGACGCTTTTGTCATTATGTCAGAAGCTCATCTTAAACCTAATGGTCAAGTAATTTTTAATGCTATGTTAGGTCATCCATTCAGACATATTGCAGAATGCTTAGATATTCCTATTATTTTTCATACTACAAAAAGATATTATGCACGATATGCAGAAAATGAAACCAATCTATTCAAGATAACTACATCATTACCATCTCTGAAAAAAGCAGTAGAAAAGTTAGGCTTAACTTCTGATTCTAGAGTATATGTATTAAACCTATGGGATTTAAATAGATATGGGGATTATGTGTATCCTGATTCAGATTATGCTTTAGATTTTCTTAAGGAATATTAATGAATATTAAGAAATATGCTTCACATAGCAAGTTTAAAGGATTTGGGTGTGAAATAGTAAATAATAGATATCCTCAGACATATTCACCTATTGAAGAAATTTTACAAGGAATTTCTCCAATATGTATACCTACATTAGATATAGACTACAAAGAGTTTTTAGATTGTGACTTAGTCATTTTACTTTGTAAAATATTTATAGGACATACAGGCACTTCGATATTTTCACAAAAATTAAGTGTTAATGAATCGGCTGCGTATAACTTTATGTTTATGGCTCATGCTTTAGATATTCCATTACTAGCTATTCCTGTAAATGGATTCTCTAACCAAGAACAACTTATGTTTCATCCTAGTCATTACATTATTCCTGAAGATGAATTAGTTCATCGTTTAAAAGAATATAATCTGAACCAAGATAGTAAAGTAGTTATCTTTATAGCTAATTACGAAACAACTGCATATTCCTATACAGCCAGAACATTACAATACATCTTAAAGGAATTAGAAAAATATGAAAATTGACGTATGGTCTTTCAGTGAAAGCTTTTCAAGAGAAGTTAAAGAATCGAAATATATTGATATGGATGATAGAAAACTAACCTTTATAGAAAAATGCTTAAATATCTTTTCAGTATTTACAGTATTTGATTACAACATACCTTATTCAGATTTATTAAAATACGATACCATTATCAGTATTTCAGATATTTTTACTAATGAATTTAGAGATGTTATGCCTTTACAAGAAGATTCAACTTCAACTAATGGTATTATTCCTGCAGCAGAATTTTTAGGTATCCCCTTTTTATCTGTATCAATAAAAAAATTTAAGCAAAATCTTGCATGCTCGATGGATACAGATATTTATAAAGTAATGAATGCTTCATCTCTAGGGTATAACTTATTAAAACAATATCTTAGTCAGTTTAATCCAGAAAAAGTGTTAATAATTTATTCACCTACTAATGAGTATTATTTACCAAAACATCTGACTATATACAATAAGATAGTGGAAATTCTACATGAAAATCACAGCAATATCCTCTGATGCTAATCTACAACGATATGGCTACAAACATACTCAACTTATCGAAGGTAAACTCAGTAAGAATTTAAGAAATCTGATTAAAGCCTCGATTGATTACTATAATTACCATTTTTATTACATGCTCAAATATGATTATAGTAAGCTTAAACAATTCGACGCTATTGTATTTACTACACCACCAAAAATACCTTTCTATATTGGTGCAATGTTTACAGGAAGTGTTTACCCATTCTTATTAGTGGCAGAATCATATCAAATACCAGTTTTTACATTTCATGCAATAGGGTCTAAAAACTTCTTTTATACTACTAATAAAAAATCTACTAATTTCAGTAGTACATCTGATTTTTCAGAAATAGTAAATGAATTAGGACTCACAAAAGATTCTTCTGTTCTATTGGTTCATCCTGCAGAAAATACTCCTTTCTTAGATTGTAATCCAATAGACGCTATACAATTCTTTAAGGAATATCATGAAAATTACTAAATTATATATAGACAGTTCTTTAGACCTTAATCTATGGAACTGGAAACGTGTAGATGAATATACTACATCAGAAGGAAGAGAAACTGAGGAAGTTATTGGAAAGTACATCATTGCTGAAGGTTGTGAAACTTTATTCGGAAATGTTGCTGCATATGCTACAACTTTCCATTATCCAAAAGTTTTAAATTATGACGCAGTAATCTATGTAGGAAATCCTGTTACAAAATATAAAGTTAATCATCCAGTGTATAAATACAAAGAAGTTGCAATCTACGAGGATAATGCAGAAGTTATTCATGTCGCATGTGATTGGTTAGGTATTCCAGTTATTACGTTAAATATCTTTTTTGATGAGCCAGAATATAGAACAAAACCATTACCTAATCGAAACATTTATACAAGTATTATTGGTTCAACTGCATATAGTGTACTTGACCCAATAGTAAAACACCTAAACCTAAACCAAAACAGTAAAGTATTGGTTTATCTTGCTGAACCTATCATTATGAGTACATCTCGTGAAGGTAAAGTTACTAAACGAATCATCAAATTCTTAAGAAACTACAAATGAATATTGAAATCAACACTATTACCGAAGAAACAAAATGTTTAGGTTATAAACATTATAGTGAGCCTGTACCGGATAAAATGTTTTTCCATAGTTGTCTGTTCAATACAGTTAGAAGTCAGATTTATGGTTCTAAATTTGTAAACTATGACTTTAAAAAGCTTTTAGACGTAGACTTACTTATTATCATAGATGAATGGGTAATAGATACTCGTGAAGGTTATCCATTTGCAAAGCTTATTCCTGTAACAATGGAAGCTACATCATTCAGATTTATAATGAACATATTGGAAATTCCTGTTATCCATGTAGTAACTACATTTAGAGCCATTCCAACGGGTTATATGTATGATGAAAACCAAACAAAACTATATAGAACCTGTTATGAAGATTATTTAGAAAAAACTCTAAAAGAAATGGATATTCCAAAAGACGCTAATGTTCTTATTCTTCCTATGCGTGCAGCAGATGGTTATGACATTCTAACAACACAAACTATCGAATCCTCTATCAAACAACTTAACAATTACGCAAATGAAATTTGAATACACTACTGAAAGTCTTTATGTCATCAATCGCTTTGAGGGCATTATTAGACATTATTGGAGTGACTACTCTAATCGACTTGCTCCATTAAAACAGTTTACTGATTTTGAATGGGGAAATTCTGGATGTATCGCTAATTTACCTTACTTAAAATATTTAGAGTACGATGCATTTATCTTTGTTGGTACATCAAAAGCTATAGATTGCTATCGTGGAAATTGGCATGAAAGAAGAGTTATTCCAGATTCTGCTACAGCAAAATTTATGATGACTATGTTTAATCTTTTAGACAAACCAAGTTTATCTATCGTATTAGGTCCTGACCAATACAGTTACTCTATCAATAATAAATACAGACCTAATTTTAATCTTATACCATTTTATGACCATAAGCTCTTAAGATTTCTTTTAGATGAATTTAAACTAAAAGGCTATAAGAATATCTTGGTTCATTCAAACATTGAATCGGACGGTACAATAGATTTCTCTAAAGATATTAAATATCTGCTAAATATATTCAAAGAATATGAGGAATAACTATGTTATTAGGATTACCTAGTCAGATGGGTATCAAAGTTAATCTTGATTTAACCCAATACATCTCATTTGATTTAATGTCTACTAAATATTGGTTATGTTACCCCCCAATAAGTGAAACCAGTTTTAAAAATGAAGATTTTGAATCGTTTTTCGATACTATTATGGAATTCGATAAAAAATTGAGAACTATTATTCAAAAGAACCTTACAAGTTACTATTCTGCAGGAAATAAAATTTATTTAGGTTATATGAATAAACCCATTTTTTATACTCTTCGTATCGGAGTATATGAACATCAAAGCAAACTCTTGAGGGAAAAATGGCAAAGTACCACACAACAGAACAATTACAAAAAATTGAACATTGGTTAAACTCATTAGCGTTCCCGTTGGAACGCTTAGAAAGATTAGAAAGCAACTGTCCAATTATTCCTGTATATCTTGGTATAGATTATCAAGATTTGCCTCTACGAGGTGTAATGACATGGGACTACACTAAATACGAAGGTATTCAACTTAATATATTTTGCCATGAAGGTGCTTATCATAGAACATTCGCTTGTGGTAGATGGACAGCAGTTACCACTATTGAAGCTCTTCAACTCTTTTTTAAAAAATATAAGATTACTTATGCTGATGGAGTATTACATGCTTAAAAAATTATTCAGTCTTTTAGGATATGTTCCTAAAGAAGAAGTTACACAAAACTTAAACCAACTGAAAGAATCTACTGCTCTTATGGATAGAGCAAGAATAGTTATAAAAGGTCTCAAAAAGAATATTAAAATTCTAGAAAAAGCTGTTATAACAAAAAACAAAGAACTTCAGTCTATTATTTCTAAGTCTGATTATAAAGTTAAACAACTTAACGCCAAAAACCTACGTTTATTGCGTAAACAAGGTGAGTTCAAAGAAGAAATTAAAAAACTAACGATAGTTAATGAAGAATTAACCAAAGACTATCAGGAATTATTTAAAAATGCCTTGTCTTCAATGCGACAAGGTGAATACTACAAAGTAATATCAGAAGCAGCAATAGAAAAATTAGAGTATTTATGCTTTGGTTCAGTTCTACCAAAAGCTTTACGTCCATCTTCTTTGGACAGATACCAACACTTGTATAAACCGGTTACACCAACATACTTTAAAGACCGTTATGGTCGTCCTGCTATTGGAGTTGAATATGGACATAGTGAAGATTAAATACTGGGTAGAATGTATTACTGCAAATGGCATTGAATCATTCTCTACAGACGAAGAGATTCCAGTAGAAGCTCTTATTGCTATGGGTACATCTTTGCAAACACTTATGATTGATGATACCCTAAATTCCCTCGCAAATGATGCTGTAGCGATTATTGATAGTGGAGTGGGCTGTTACGTCTCTAAAGATGAAGAAAGCTCTCTAGAGCCTTCTGAAGAAGATTTTGAACCACGTCTAAAACATATTACTACATACTACGGAGAATTCTAATGTTAGATAAATATGACACATTTCTCCGTAATCGCTTAAAAGCAGCAAGAGGAACTGAACGTGAAGATTATTGGCTCAAAGAGTACATGATTTTCGAAAGTTATTTACAGGATATCAATGATGGTATCCCTACATCTTATTATCCCCATGAGGAATTTATGAAAAATATTAAATGTATTTTCTCTAATACAGATACAGTAAGCGATGTTCTATCTTACTGTTATGATGAATTACCTATCCTTAACTATAAAGATATTAAAGTAGGTAATAAAGACATTAGTACTATTCCATTGAACCAAACAATTACTGTAGATTACAATACACAAGACATTCTTATTGATAATGAACCAGTAACAGTAAATGGTTATAGTTTATTTATTTTAACTTCTGGCTCTATTTAATTATATTATCCAGAAAAGAAAAGAGTAAAAGAAAAGAGTCTTTATTATAGTTTGTCAAGACCCCTTGTAAACAACTTTTTAACTGGTCCGACCAGTTGGAGGATATCTTGAAAATTCCTGAAAACTTAGACGAATGGGTAGAAAAACAACTGCAAGACCCAGAAGTACTTCAACGTGAACTTCTTAAACTACAAGAAGAGAACGAAACCCTTAAAAAACGCATTAAAACGCTCTTAGACGAGCTTAAAGACGTTATCCCTCATAATGGTACCACTAAACCTTTACAGCCCTTTGTAGCGTCTGCTAAGCAAGAATATATGCTATTAGAACATTATGAAAAAGGTTGGTTCTCAGAAAGAGAAACTAAACTTACTGTTCAATATAAAACAGGTAAACGTATTTACGCTGTTTATCAAGAACGTAAAGGTTTATTTGCTAAAACTGCATCAAAAACATTTGATACATTTGAAGTAGCTATAAGATTCTTCAATAAGGTAACACTATGAATTATGTAGTAAGACAAGGTAAACATACTAACGGAACCAAAGCTAATAAAGCTAAAATGCGTGCTATCAAGACTACACAAGATATTATGTCTAATTATACTATTACGCTTGTAATGGCAGACCAGTCTAATACTTGTAACACAGTATTCTATCGTGATATGCCTGCAAAGATTTCTCCGCAGTTAGCATGGCACTTTGAACACACTCGTTGTAAATGGGACATAGTATGTGGTGTAATTTGCAGAGACCATTCCGGTAAACATTACATTAATTTTGTTTCCTTTGGTTCAGTAAAAGAATGTGCATTAGATGATTTATCTGATTTAGCTATTCAAACCTGTAAACAGTTATTTGAAGAATCACCTAAACTTCAAAAGCTTTGCCCTTTCTATATGGCTCGTCCACAGAAAGAATGTGATGTATTACTTATTTTAGATACAATCCACCAACACCAAGTATTGAACCGTATTGGTACAAACTTTGAAATAGATTGTCATTGCAAAGAAGTAGACTATCATACAGACGATAAATGGAATGAAGTATTACAAACTATTAAGTTTAATGAATTAGATTTGGAATTTATTGATGAAGATTAAAGTAATTTTAGTAGGTGCTTATGCACCTAATCATTCTATTTCAAATAATGTATTAGGAATCGGTTATCGTAAACTAGATGGCTCGTTTATACAGCCCTATATGTTCAAAGAAGACTTAATCAATTTTAAGGAACTTACTAAACATCAGATTATCGTCATGAGTAGAAATACATGGGAAGCTATTGGAAGTAAACCTCTTCCTGATAGAACCAATGTAGTAATTAGTCGTAACCCAGACTTTAAAGCTGAAGGTGCTAAAGTATTTCATTCTATTGAAGAAGTAATTACTTATTTTAAAGGTGCTGAACAAGTATTCTTTATTGGTGGAGCTACTATCTTAGAAGAACTTATTAAACACTATACTGTAGACGAATATATCATTACATTTGTACATGAATATATGTACTATTCTGATTACTCAGATGGTTATCTTATTACGTTTAAGTTATCTTTAGAAAACCATATTAAAAAATCTTCTAAATTCTTTAGAGGATATAACTATATGGATAATAAAGAACATGACTGTACTATTGCTCACTATATTCATAAGGACTCTCTATGAGACACTTTGTAACATTCAAAAAAGGTACTACTCTTTACGGTAAAGTAATGCCTTTCACTCAAATGAACCGTAACGAAATTCAAGACCGTTTAGTACAAGAATACTCGCAGATGTGGGATAAAATCTATACTGAACCAGAAGCTTCACGTGTACTTCCTGAAACACTTTTATGTACAGATAACTTTGTACCATTTGGTACAGAATGTCGTGATTTAAATGATAAATCTGTATCTGTAGCTTCTATTACTGATTGGTTCAAAAAAGCTAAACCTGAACCAACAATTCAAAATATTATTCAGCAGACTGCTTATCACTTTGAAGAAGTAGCTGAAATGTGTGAAGCTCTTGGTAACCAAAAGACAGCAGATGCTCTTATTGAGTATAAAGAGAAACTCTTATCTCTTACTGCTGCAGAATGTGAACTCTTGTGGAAACGTGCAGATAAAACTGCTCTATTAGATGCTTTATGCGACCAAGTTGTTACTGCAACAGGTGTAGCACAATATGCCGGTATGAACTTCGATGGAGCTCTTACTGAAGTGAATGAGAGTAACTGGTCTAAGTTTGATGATAATGGTAATCCTATCATTGATGCAAACGGTAAAATCTTAAAAGGACCTAATTACTTTAAACCAGAATTGAAAAAATTTACAGGTGAAAAATGAAAGTAGAAATCTATGGTGCATCATGGTGTCAGCCATGCCAACGTTCTAAACAGTTATGTATTGAAAAAGGTTTAGATTACACCTTTAAAGACGTAACACAAGACCTAGAAGCTCGTGAAGAAGTTGAGAAACGTCTAGGTAAAAAGATTGACACTGTTCCACAAATCTTTGTAGACGGTCAATACGTAGGTGGAGAGCATGCTCTTCGCAATCATTTAGAATAAAAAGGAAGTGAAATGAAGATTAAATTTCTAAGTACATTATTAATCGCTGCATTTACTGCATTTCAAGTACACGCAGCAACTACTGGTAAGACATTACCAACAGAACCATACGTAGTAGATGGATATACTCCAGATACTCGTACTGCTGAAGCAAAAGAAACCTATGCTAACCGTGTAGTGAAATCAGATGTAGAAGGTAATAACCACTCAGTGTTCGGTCAAGATAACACTGTAGAAGCTATTCACGGTAGTACATCTGTATATGGTAACCAAAACGTAGTAAAAGTTAATGCCAAAGACGGTAACATCTTTGGTGATGGTTCATCTATTGATGGTTATCAGTCTCAAGCTATTGGTGATAACAACCATTTATCAGGTGAACAGTTATCAGCAGTAGGTATGAACAATATCGTAACTGGTAACCATAGCCATGCATATGGCGGTGGTAATAATATCACTGGTGACCAAGCAACTGCAGTAGGTCATTACAACCTTGTAAAAGGTCATAATGCAACCTCTATCGGTTATGACAACAAAGTACTTTCTAATGAAGGTACTGGTGTTGGTGAACGTGTAGAAGTATCTGGTTTAAACGCTAGTGCATTTGGTTCATTAGCCAAAGCAACAGCGGAATCAGCTCTTGCATTAGGTTCTGGTTCACAAGCAACTGCAGACTCAGCAGTAGCTGTAGGTAACGACTCTGTTGCATCTCAAAAATCTTCTGTAGCTGTAGGTCAATCATCTAAAGCAGATGGTGTATTTGGTACAGCATTAGGTGATAGCTCAAATGCTCTTGCAAATGGCTCTGTAGCGATTTCTGTAGATAGCCAAGCCAAAGGTATTAACTCTATGGCTATGGGTCGTAATGCTCTTACTACGCACGATAATAGCGTAGCTTTAGGTGCAAACTCTGTATCTAAAATTGAGAAACCAGTAAATGAAGCAACTGTACAATCTATTACTTATAGTGGCTTTGCTGGTAATGCTCCAGTAGCAACTGTATCTGTTGGCTCAGAAGGTAAAGAACGTCAGTTAGTAAACGTAGGTGCAGGTGAAATCTCTGCTACTTCAACAGATGCTATCAATGGTTCACAATTATATTTAGTAGCTGACCAAGTAGGTAAGAATGCTCAGGGTATCAAAGACAACGCAAAAGCGATTGCTGACAATACCAAAGCTATTCAAACCAATACTGCTGATATTCGTGCAGCAGAAGCATTAATCGACAAGAATGCGAAAGATATTGCTGAAAATACTAAGTATATTCAAGCTGTAGAGAAGAAATTACCAGAAGTCACTGCAGGTGATAATGTAACTGTAACTTCAAGTACAGACGCTAATGGTAAAATCACTTATACAGTAAGCTCTAAAGACTTCCAACCAGCTATTGATAAAGTAGAAGCCAAAGCAGATAAAAATACTAAAGCGATTGAAACCAATGCTAAAGACATTGCAGACAATAAAGCAAGTATTGCAGATAATGCTGCTAATATCTCTCATAACTCTGCTCGTATCAATGCAGTAGAAGTAGAAGCCAAGAAACACTCTGTAGTAAAAGCTGGTAAAAATACCACTATTACTCAGACTATTGGTTCAAAAGGCGAAGCTGTATATACCGTAGATGCAAACGTAGACCACTTAGCAACAAAAGCTGAAGTAGTAAACCAAGTATCTAAAGTAAATGCTCGTATTGACGGTGTAGATGCTAAAGTAAATGCAAATACTAAAGCTATCCATCGTTTAGACCGTGATGTTCGTAAGAACCGTAAACGTGCTGATGCAGGTATTGCATCTGTTGCTGCTATGGCAAACATTCCACAAGTTTACATTTCAGGTAAATCTGGTGTAGGCGTAGGTGTTGGCTACAAACATGGACAATCAGCTCTTGCAGTAGGTTATTCTCGTGCATCTGATAATGGTCATCACATTATCAAACTTTCTGCTGGTATTGATACTCAGAAAGATGTAACAGTAGGTGCAGGATACATGTACCAATACTAAAAATATTTAATACCATATAGGCTCTCGTTAGAGAGCCTTTTTATTTTTAAGGAAACTGTATGAAACCTTGTAAAGAAGTAAGAGAACTTCGTAATGAAAACTACAAAAAGCTTTTAACTTACATTGAAAACAAAATTCTTAATAGCTTAAATAAAGGTTTTATTTTCATTGACGAAGATGAAGTTATCGAACATGACGTAAAGTTTAATGATAATCGTTGGATAGATTTATTAGAAGATGCCGGATATAAAGTAGAATATTGTAATAATTTTGTTACCCCTACTGTAGAAATCTCAGGATGGTAATATGAGCCAATGGATTAAATGTACAGAACGTATGCCTGAATTAGATGATGATGGTCATAGTGAAATGGTACTTGCTTTAGATACTAAAAATATGATTCATCTGAATTTTTTAAGAGATGATGGATGGTTACTACCAGCAGAAGTAACCCATTGGATGCCATTACCTGAATTACCAGAGAAAGAATAAATGAAACCATTTGACTTAGAAAAAGCATTAGCTGGGGAACCAGTTAGATTAAGAGATGGGTCTAAAGCAATTATTTATTATTGTGTACCTGACGAATTTAAAATAGATGAAGATGGTACTCTTGATTCATTTCCAGTCAAAGGAATGATTTTTGATGAAGAAGGTTACATACTAAAATCAACTGTATCTTGGCGTAAAAATGGAAAATTTAGATGTTCAGAAGCTAGTGAAGATATTATTGGTATGTGGGAAGATATTATTGACCCTAAAGACTTACCTAAATCGTTTATGCCTAAAAAAGGTGAAATATACTATTACATTCACCCACACGAAACTAATTTTTATCTAGATGTACATGAAACAACATGTAGTAACTGTAGATTTGATGAAATCTTATCTGATACTGGCAACTGTTTCCGTACAAGAAAAGATGCACAGAAGTGGCTTGATTTTATGAAAAGTATGGGAGAATAGCTATAAAACAAATTTTACAAACCATAACCTATATAGCTCTAGCTATCTTAGCATGTGCATATATTGGGTACTTATTAGGATTTACTGCAGCGATAGCATATCAAGCATTTAAATTCTTTAGTTAAGGAATTTATATGAAAGTAGATAAATTTAGGTTAGAAGATGTATTTCCATCCGAAGATGGTAGTCTAAAACTTATTCTTATTGACCGTGAAGGCGATAAACATATACTTCATTATCCTAAAAGTCATGAACATGTTTATTTAAATGATATGTATTTCTTCATGAACCAAGGATATATCGTACTCGATAATGATTGCGTACCTGTAAACCCTATTATTCTTACTGATGATATGATAGGTAAGCAAGTTCAATTATTGAATGGTAAAGTATATACTGTTCGCAAACATGATATAGATAGTCATTATAAAGTAGGTGACTATATTTACGATTGTTTCGGTCATGGTAGGTTAATGCCTACAACAGAAGACTCTATCCCTTTAACTTATCATGTGTTAGGTCCTGTAGAGCTTAAGTATGACCTTTCCTTAAATTCTGCATTTAATGCTACAAGAAATAATTTTATATCTTCACCTATTATAAGCTTTAATGATTATTTAGATACACTATGAAATACATAACAATAGACTCACTCGGTAAAAGACGATTTGTCTTTGATGAAGAAGCTGCTCAAAAAGCTATGGATGAAGGTAAGATTGTAGTAGATGATAAATTTAACATCTTAAATCCTATTATTCTTACACCTGAATGTGATGGTAAATTTGCTGTCATTAAAGAAAATGAACCAGCAAAATTTATTAAATATCATGCCGGATGTGAACTAGGTTATGAGATTGATGGAAACTTATACGACCCATTCGGTCATGCTAGACCATTACCTACAGAAAGAACCACTCTTTCACCAGATTACCGAGTGAAATATGTTATTTCAGAAAGAGGTACAAATTACTTTAGTGAAACAGCTATAGTAAATTTAAAAGCATACAATAAGTTAAGAGGAAGTCTCTTAAACGTTGCTATTACTAAAATAGGAAAGACTCGACATGAAAGACTTAAACACACGAAAACCAATTTTAAAATTACTACCTAATCCAGTAAACGGAGTTATTGGAAAATTCTTAATGGATAATACTGAATACTTTAAAGGTATTGAAGAAAATCTTCGTAAGTATGGTACACCTACCCACTTTGAAGGTGGATACTTCAACGGGTATGTAGTAGTACTTCCAGAACATCCTTTTTATGGTAAAAACTACGATGAAATTGATGCTTTACTGGATAAAAAAGATTTCTATGTTCATGGTGGATTAACCTTTGCTAATGATGACAAAGACTTCTGTCCTGAACTCTCTAAACATTTCCCAGATTATTGGATTCTTGGTTTTGATACTCGTCATGCTAATGATACAGCAGACTATTGGACTGAAAAACGTACTTGGGAAGAAACTGAAAAACTCTTACAAGCAACAATTCACTATGGAGAATAAATATGAACGTTAAAGAACTTATTGCTGAACTACAAAAATGTAACCCAGAAGCAACTGTACTTTATAATAATATGGAACTATTCGAAGTTGAAGGTTTTGATGGTAAAGCTTCAGACGATGTATTAATTGATTTACTCAGTGAACCAAATGTTCCAGTAGCTCAAGCTAAATCAATCATTATTTACTAGGTGAATTATGGAAAAATTACTTAGAAACTTTAATTTTAAAGAAGCAATCTCGGTAGATTTAGAAGAAATTAATGATGCTTCTGGTGCTAGATATGAAATTAATGTATATACTCTCGATGATAGCCACAAAGTATGCAACTTAATCTATGAGTTTGAAACTCAATCTTTTGGAATAGCTTTATCTACATTTGAACGTAAAGTAAATATGATAATTGGATTACTAGAATGAAAACAGCAGAACAGCAATATATAGCAATATTAGAAGATTGTTATGAAAATGGTGTAGACGTTGTAAATGAACGTACTGGTTCAATCTGTCGTACTATTCTGAACCAAAGAATTCAATTCGATGGTAATGAGTTTCCTTTGCTTACTACTCGTAAAATGTATTGGAAACAAGCTATCGGTGAAATGGTAGGTTATATTCGTGCCTATGATGACTTACGTGATTTCCATAAACTAGGCGTACATACATGGGACGCTAATGTAAAAGCTTGGCATAGTATTCATAAATATAATGATTATGATACCGGTACAATTTATGGTGCAAGTGCAGAACAAGTAGACTTTGGATATCAAGAATTAATAGAAAGTATTAAGTCTAAACCAAATGATAGAGGACATATTTGGAACTTTTGGAATCCAAGTTATTTTGAACTAGGCTGTTTACGTCCTTGTATGTACTCACATCAATTTAGTGTGTTAGATGGTACTTTACATTTGACAAGTACCCAAAGGTCCTTAGACATCGTACTCGGCGGTGCATTTAACTTAGTACAATGCTGGTTCTTATTAAATATTACTGCAAAACTTACTGGTTTAAAAGTAGGTACTGTAACGTGGAATATCACTAATGCACACATCTATGGAAATCAAATCCCATTAGTACCAATTCAGTTAGAAAGACCTATGTACACTCCACCAAAACTCATTATTAAAGATAATTTTAATATGGATGCACTTATGGTTCTATTGGATAAAGATAACTTTGAAGATTACTTCGAACTTCAAGATTACAAACACCATCCTGCAATCAAATATCCATTCACAGCATAGGGCTCTAACGAGCCCTTAAAACTTAAAATATTTAACATAGGAGATTTCATGAAAAAACTATATTCATTTTTAGCTGCTGGATTAATAGCATTAAGCTTGACTGTTTGTGATGATTCTGAAGTTGCTACACGTAACTTAATTAAAGCAGCAGATAACTTTGAAGTTAATAGACGTATTGTGTTCTATAACGGTATTACAGATACATACATGTTAGAGATTGAAGGACGTTGCTCTATTGATTTAAATCAGAACAACACTGCATTTAACGTTATTTGCGATGTAGGTAATGGAAATTACAAACGTCATACATTAGTTTTATCAGATAACGTAACAGCATTCGTAGAACAAATTGAACCAAATAAAGTAAGTAAAAACTTTTATAGAGTTACATTTAAACCATCAACAATCATCCCTAACATTGATGTCCGTTAATAAAAACATTTAAGCAAATAATCAAAAAAGCCCGAATGGGCTTTTTATTTTTAACAAACTTTTCAACAAACAAGGAAAAATTCATTATGACTACATTAACATTATCCCCAAACCAAGTTAAAGAACGTTTACGTGTATCTTTAAAAGCAAATGTACCATGTTTTATCATGGGTTCACCTTCTACTGCTAAGTCTCATACTGTTCGTACAATCTGCGAAGAAGAAGGCTTATATATGATTGACGTTCGTCTATCACAAATGTTACCAATGGATCTGCTCGGTTTGCCTAAAGTTATGGAAATGCCTAATGGTAATGGTGAAATGGGTGCATTTAGTACATATATTCCATTTGATACATTCCCATTAGAAGGTTGTGAAATTCCACAAGGTTACAAAGGCTTTTGTATTTTCTTTGACGAAGCAAACCAAGCAGACAAATACGTACAAGGTGCTTTATACCGTATCGTATTAGACCGTATGGTTCATACTTATAAACTTCATCCAGAAACTCGTATTGTATTAGCCGGTAACAAACTATCTGATAACGCAGTAGCTACCAAAATGTCTTCAGCATTAAAATCACGTATGACGTGGATTAATGTAGAAATCAATAAAAAAGAATTCTTACAATTCGTAGAAGACGGTGTAGTACGTGGTGAATGGGACCCACGTGTAGCAGCGTTCTTAAACTTCCGTCCAGAACTTATCAACAACTTTGACCCTAAAAAAGAAGTTGAAACTTATGCTTGTGGACGTACATGGGAATTTTTATCTAAAGAATTACAAGCTGGCTTATTAGACTTAGGTCAAGATATTTATATTCCAGCTATTGCAGGTACTATTGGTGAATCTGCTGCTGCAGAATTCAATGGTTTCTTACAAATCATGAATAGCTTACCAAGCTTAGCTCAAATCGAAAAAGACCCATTAAATGCTCCATTACCAAGTGAAAATGGTGCTAAATATGCTTTAGGTGCATTCTTAGCAGATAAAGTGAATAAACTTAATGTAGACGCTGTTGTAGATTATTTAGAACGTATTGATGAAAAAGACTTAATGGTTTTAGCATATCGTATGATTCTAAGTCGTTATCCACAATTAGCGACAAACAAAAAAGTACTTAACTCATTAGGTGCTATTCGTCATAAATTAAATAACCAACCGTAGGCATTAATATGAACCAAGAAAAAGAATATGAATTTACTGAGCAAAACTGCTTAGATGACTTCAAAGAAGCGAAGTTACGTCTTATTAATAAACCACATAATGCTTTCATTGGTTCATTATTATATGACTTAGCTTTTGAACCTTCACGTGAAGTGAAGTCTGTTATGCTCGATTCCATGAACCACAGTATTAAAATCAATCCTGATTTCTTCTGTGGTATGACACACGAACAACAAGCATCAGTACTTGCTCATGAAGTTTATCACTATGCCCTTATGCATGATGTACGCAGAGGGCATCGTAATCCCCAACTCTATCAAAAAGCTGCAGACCAAGTAGTAAACAACTTGTTAGAGCAAGGCGGATTTGAACTTCCTATGGGAGTAGAATGCGATTCTAAATATCGCAATATGAGTACTGAGCATGTTTATAATCTCATGGAACATGAGCAGAAAAATAACAATAATCAAGACCAAGACCAGAACCAGAATAACAATGACCCTTTAGGTAACGACTTACCACCTGATAGTGGTAATGGGGGTTCTAGTAACAATAACCAGATTAACCGTATGCAGCAAAACATCATGAAAGCTAATGCTTCAGAAGAGCTGACAAACGGTCATGGTATGACTCATGGTAATTCTGGTTCTGTATTTGAACAGTTATTTAAAGACATCAAAGAAGGTAAACTCAGTTGGATTGAAATCCTACAAGAATTTCTTGATGACTTTGTTCAAGGTGAGCAAGATTGGTCTAACTTTAACAGACGTTATTTACAATATGATTTATTCTTACCTGACTATAAGTCAGAGAATAAAATCTCAAAAGTAGCTGTAGCGTTTGACGTATCTGGTTCTGTTACAAAAGCTCAGATTAAAGCATTCTTAAACGAAATGAAGGTCATTAAAAACCAATTAGACCCAGAAACAATGGATGTGGTTTCTTTTAACCATGAAATTGTAGATATCTTCAAGATTGAGTCTAATGATGACTTTGATGAAGTTAAGATGAATATTGATGGCGGTACAGATTTAGACCCTGTATTTGACCATTATATGAAACCAGAGAATCAACCAGAATTCTTAATCGTATTCTCTGATTTATATTGTGATAAACGCAAAAAGAAAACCCCATTTGAAACTATCTGGATTTGTATTGACCATCCAGATGCACATGTAAACTTTGGTAAATTAATTCATATTACTAGCGAGGAATTAGAATCATGACCAACATTTTTAATATTATTATGAATTTAGCAAAACATTTGAACCAATCAACTGTAGATAAACTACAAAAGAATGTAGATGCATTCTTAGATAAACTTGGTACAAATGGTAAACCATTAAATCATCCTGAATTCTTTTTACCACATTCCGAATCACCACGTTATGCAAACGGTAACTATAAGCAAGACTTTGCAGAAGTAGAATTATTAAGTGATGAAGACTTGCAGACTGCAAAAGAATTATTTGAGTTACACCATACTTACACTACTGAAAGTGCAAAAATCTTAAAATATTTTAAAGCTACCACCATGCGAGCAATTCTCGTATTAGCTGGTGCAACAAATCAACAAGCTACACAAATCTTGTTAGATATTCTTCCTGATTTTGTAAAACAAGATTCTAACTTGTTATCTAAATCTGGCTTAAATGATGATGAAATCAAACAGCTTCAAGCAGGTGAATTCAAATATCATAATCTCTTCGCTAACAAAGAAGATGAAGAAAAATTATTAAATGAGCTTAAAGACCCTGAAGTCTTTGAGCTTATGGAAAAATATTATGCATTAGAGCTTTTAACAAACTTCTAAAATAGGGGTACAATGTACCCCCTTTTATGGAGTATGTATGAAAAAAGTTTTATTAATGTATAAGGGAAGACTTACTGACCGTGAGTTTAAATCTACATACCAGAAGGCAATAAAACAGCATTTAGGTACAAATGTAGATATAGAACTTATGCCGGTATATCATCCCAATGGTATGAAGAAAGTACCAAGGGCTACTCAGAAAGATTGGCTTAAAGAGGTCGAACCAGTTATTAGTGATTTTGACTATATACTAGTGTCTGAACCAGAATACTTTAAGGTAATCTCAAAGCAGACTAAAGCTGAGAGTAACATTGGACTTATCTTTGATACGGATTATGGAAATAAAGTTTTATACTTACCTTCCTCACAAGCTGTATTTTTCAATCCTGATAAAGCTAACCAACAAATAGACCAGTGCCTGTCTGCTCTTTCTGCAGATATTAATGGTAATTACTCTGAGATTGGTTCAGATATAGTACACTTTGCAGCATATCCTACAACAGTAGAAGGTATTGCAGCATGGCTAGATAAACTTAAAGAATATCCCGCTCTTACATGTGATATCGAAGCCAAATCCCTTAAAGTAACAGAAGCTGGTATTTATACGATTGGTTTCGCTTGGGATAAGCATCATGGAATATGTTTTCCAGTAGATGCTATTCCTGAGCAAAGAGAAACAGTTCGTAATCTTCTATTGGAATTCTTTGAAACGTATAATGGTAAGCTTATCGTACATAAAGCAAACTACGATATTCCTGTTATAAATTACACTTTATTTCAAAAAGAGGATATTACTGATGTTGAGAACCAAGTTAGAGGTCTTAATAGACTTTGTAGAAATCTTGATGACACTCTGCTTATTACTTATTTGGCTACCAACTCTTGTGCTGGGAATACTCTTGGTTTAAAAGAGTTAGCACAACCGTTTGCCGGTAATTGGGCAGTAGATGTCTCAGATGTGACTAAAGTAGATTTACAAAAATTAATGACGTATAACCTTATTGACTGTTTATCTACTTGGTATGTTTATGAAACCTACTATCCTAAGATGGTAGAAGATGAACAAGAGCAGCTCTATAAAGAGCATTTTTTACCGTACCTTAAAGACAATATGCGTTGTCAGCTTAATGGTCTTCCAATAGACCTACAAGAAGTTACAAAACTTAAAGCTGACCTTCTTGATGAACAGAAAAGACTTCTAGAGTATCTTACTTCTAAACAGGCTATTCGAAATGCAGAATACCAAATTGCAGAACATTTAACGTTACAGCGTAACGCTAAACTCAAGAAGAAACAAACTACTGTTGAAGAAAACTTACAACCTTTCAACTTTAGCAGTGGAAAGCATCTTATGGTACTTCTCTACGATATTATGCAATTACCTATCGTAGACTTTACGGAATCCAAGCAACCCAGTACTTCTAAAGGTACAATGGAAAAGCTTATGAACCATACAGAGAACCAAGAATACAAAGATATTCTTATATCTCTTATGGAGCTTTCAGATGTAGAAAAAATGCTAACAACATTTATTCCACCATTTGAACAAGCTCATGTTGATAAACATGGACAAGCTAGACTATTAGGCTATTTCAACCTTGGCGGTACTGTATCAGGCAGATTAAGCTCAAGTAACATCAATTTACAACAGCTCCCTGCTACATCATCTCGGTTCGCTAAACCTATTAAGCGATGTTTTAAATCTACTGCTGAATGGATATTCGTTGGCTTAGATTATGCAAGCTTGGAAGACCGTATATCAGCTCTTACTACAAAAGACCCTAACAAACTAGATGTTTATATTAAAGGCTTTGATGGTCACTGTTTACGTGCTTATGCATATTTTCAGGACCAAATGCGAGATATTGAAGATGAATTTTCTAGAGCTACTTCTCCAGAAGAGCAAGTAAAAGTCATCAATAGTATTGCAGACCGCTATCCTAAGTTAAGACAAATGAGCAAATCTCCAACCTTTGCACTTACTTATCAGGGTACGTATTTAACTCTAATGAAAAACTTAGGATTTAGTGAAGCTTTGGCTAAACAAATTGAAGCTTCCTATCATCAGTTATATAAGGTATCTGATGAATGGGTACAAAAACATCTAGAACAAGCTAAGATTGATGGCTATGTTACTGTAGCCTTTGGTTTAAGAGTACGTACTCCAATACTTAAAGCTAAACCAGATTCATCTTTAGCAGCAGCAGAAGGACGAACTGCAGGAAATGATTTAGGTCAAGGATGGGGTATGCTAAACAGTAGAGCCATGAATAAAGTAATGGAACAAGTAGATGCTATGGGTTTAACCCAAGATATACTTCCTGTTGCTATGATTCATGATGCTACATATTATCTTGTACGAAATGATGTTAAAGTCATTGAAACAATAAATCGTTTAGCAGT